GCCCTATCCGATTTAACTCGTAGCTGTTTAGAGTATTCAAACGCACAATTAGGGCTGCACACCATCTGCAATGGTCTTACAGGATCAAACTTAACTTTGCATATTTTACAGGTTTTAGGTCTAGGCTGTTTCAAAGAGATAGCCATTCTCAGCTCCATATCTCATGCAATTTTCAATGTAATCTGTCATTTCTTTTGTAGTCAGTTTGGTTGTGGATAACAATCGTTTATGCTGTTCGCCATCAATCGTGACAATTTCAAATAAAAACTTAAATCGCAATAAATCGTGAGTAAAGTCTTTATCGTAACCAAAGTGATTGCCAAAGCCTTCTACAAACTTCCAATATAGTGAGTTTTGATCACCTGTACGGGTAGATTGACGTAGCTTTACATTAGCCACATAGCCTTGTGATAAGTCTAAATCTTTTAACTTGGCTATAAAGTAAGGCAGATTGCTTGCTGAAAGATTAAAATTATTAATCATAATGTGACTAGCTTTATTTTATCTAACGGCACTTGGTAAAACATTTCGCCTTTAGCCATGTATTTGTTTTTTATTTCAACCACAGGGCTGTTTAAAACAGTTATATCTTTGCAGATATAGGCTAATGTACCTTGCTTATTAAAAGCAACTAAAACAGTCGGCAAATCGTTTTCAAGTAGCTTCTTTTTACGATATGGAATGTTTAATGTGTCAAATGGAAATAATCCATCCCAGGCAGCTCTAACTTCTACTTCAACATAACCAACCTTTTGACCATCTCGGTAAGCTACTAAGTCCACTCCGTAAGTGTCTTGGTTGTCTTGTAATTCAACGTCAAAGTATTTATTAAATAGTTTATATGCCCTAAATCTGCCTAAATCATCGTAAGTATCATGTAAGTTATTACTGAACTGTTTAACTATCACGATGCAAACTCCATCATGCTGAATGATGATTGAATACCACCATAAAGGTTTTTTCCTTTAACTTTAGGGCTTGGTGCTTGTCTAGGTCGGTCTAATAATCGGTAAATAGTAGCGTGTGGGTTAAAGTTTTTATCTTTCTTAATAGCCACAGCCATTTTGCTTCTAGCGTGTGTAACGTATTCTAAAAAGTCAGCACGAGTTCTTTTAACGTAATCTTTGCCGGTAAAGTGATAAATCTTTACTTTGCGACCTGTAACTTTATTCATGCCATTAATAAATTCAACATGACCGCCTTCACTAAGCAATCTGATAATGCTTTGTGCAGTGCAGCGATTAATCTTATATTTGTAAGTAATGTCTGGCACTGATAAAGGTGTGGTTTTAATTTCTAGATAAACTTGATATTTAATATTTTCAATCTTTTCTAACTTATCAAAATACGTTTCTAGGTTCATTTAATCTTTCCATTAAATTATTTTTTAGCTTTCCATTTACGTTTAACCAGCTGCTCTACTTCATTTGCAAACTGATCGCCATACTCTTTTCTAAACCATGCTAATTGACTGCGCCTACTTTCTAACAATATACATCTTAAAACGCTTTCTACTGCTTCATCTATTGTTGCTGGTCTATATTGCATTTAACTTTCCATCTATTTTTGCTAACAACTCAAATTTAGATTTACCTTGTGTGTGTATTCCTAACTTTGTTGCTACATCTGCTATTTGATTATCATCGTTTCTCCATGATGGGTTTTGTTTTTTAAGTTTTGCTAAAAACGGGTTATTTTTAATTATTAAATTATTAAATGCTTGTTTAGTGGTTATCTGTTGGTTATCTGTTGGTTGCCTGTTGGTTGAGTCGCTGGTTACTTCCTGTGGATAACTTTGGTAATCCTCATATTTAACAATAGTATATATGCTATATTTGTTGGTTGAGCTGATGGTTAAAATTTCTAAACTTTCTAATCTTTCTAAAGAAGTTCTAATTTTTTGTTCTGATTGTTCTAATTCTCTAGCTAATTTAATTCGACCACTAATATATTGACCACGCTTCAATTCGATAATCCCGTTTGGTGTACCTACTTTAATATCTTTATGGCTTGCATTTAATAATATATGCATAAACACAGCAAGCGTATTAGGAGTCTGTAATAGACCACTATCAGCTATTTTTCTATAAATCTTTATGTACCCTCTGTGCATATATAGACCAAAAAAAAGCCTTAGGAACTACTCTCACCTTTAGGGGTGTTGGCGGACTGGGTTAGTACCAGCAGAGTAGCTTCTAAGGCTTACTAACATAATCACCGCCAAGTGATGATTCAATATAATACTTTGTTAAATCTTATGCAACTATTTTCTTTTAGTAAAATCATTAGCTGAATAAGACCTTAAAGTGCCGTCAGCCCAAGTAGTCATCACATAACCTTCAGCAAAAAACCAGCAGCCAAATAAAACATGACCCGCTGAGTCTTGAGCAAAGATCACATATTTATTAGATTCATTAGTGCATAAAGTATCTGTAGCAATTATTTTACCGCCAGCATCGTTTTTCATTTCCCATGATTGCGCCTGAGCCATACTTGAAACTAATAATAAAGCTAATAATAATTTATTCATTACACTCTCCTATAACGACAAATTCCTAAAATAACCATAAAGATTTTGGATCACTGAATACTTTACATCGCCACCTTTAGCAATCTTATCTAACATGAACCTACTTAAACCCGTTTCACGACTTAATGCTTCTTTGTTAATAGTGGGTTCGTTTAATTTACGCACCACATAACCAAATATATCTTCCATATAAAACTCCTTAAAAATACCTAATTTTGATTATACACTAAATTATTTTATAAAATATATTAAATTATTTGCATAAATGTGTTGATTTTTATTTTTATGGTGGTAAACTGTAATTGTCGTACAGCAATTAATCTTAATAACAGGAGATGTAAAAATGAATCTAAACAAAGTAATTTCAGAACTTCAAGCTGCAACCGCAGACCTTAAAGCCGACAATGATCGTGCTGAACTTAAATCAAAACTTATTTTTGAAAACACAATTGATAAACGTAGCTGGCAACGTGGTTTAGACCAGGAATACGCAGACCAAGCTAATTTAGAATCAATGTTTGGAGATTACTAACATGGAAAACTTAATCATTTTAATGTTTGGCTTGATTGTGTTTATTGCAGCCTTGCTAGTTGGTGAATTGTTATCTAGATACTTTGATTGGAACTAACCATGTCAGAACAACAATTTCAAGCTGAAGTCATGGATCAATTAAAGCAAGAACATGATTTATCAGACCGCATACAAGAAGCCATTTGCAGATCCTACATTTTAGGCTGGGAACAAGGTATGCAAGATGCAAAAGATATTTATCAATTAAATGGAGAGAAACAAAATGGCTAACGGATTTGTAACTATACATGGTAAAGAGTACGAAACAGTAGCAAGCAGAGTGTCACGCTTTAGAGCAGATTACAAAGAATACACCTTAATGACTAAGATTGTAAAAATTGATGCTGACGAATGTATTGTTGAAGCAGCTATTTTAAATGAAACAGGTCGTTTAATTGCTAATGGCCATGCCCAGGAGTTTCGTAACGCTTCACAGATTAACAAGACTAGCTATGTAGAGAATTGTGAAACGTCAGCAATTGGTCGTGCATTAGCAGCCTTTGGAATTGGTGGTACTGAATACGCTACTGCTAACGAAGTGGCAAACGCTATACACCAACAAAATAGTAAACCTGTAGGCAGAGCAGCAGCTGCCCTTTTAAAAGAGCCACTAGATGCCACAGCGCACGTTAAAAAGATAACTGATACTAAGTCATTAGACGAACTACAAAGTGTGTTTAAAGAAGTTTATGTAGCTTGCAAAGATGATACAGAAGCACTTAAAGCTATTACAACAGCTAAAGAGCAAATGAAATCTTTATTTACAGGGGAATAATATGGAACAACGCACAGAGGAATGGTTTGCACAACGAATTGGCAAAGTAACCGCTAGTCGTGTTGCTGACGTATTAGCTACGATTAAAAGCGGTGAGTCAGCCAGCCGTAGAAATTATCGTATGCAATTAGTATGCGAACGTTTAACAGGTAAGAAAGAGGAAACTTTTACTAACGTACACATGGAACGTGGCATTGAATTAGAACCAATTGCTAGATCACTGTATGAGATGAAAAATGATTCTTTTGTAACTGAAGTGGGCTTTGTAGAACATCCAACAATTAAAATGGCTGGTGCATCGCCAGATGGGTTAGTTGGTGACGATGGTTTGATTGAAATTAAATGCCCTACAGTAGCTAACCATATTGAAAGCATTACAGGTAAACCTGTTGGAACTGTACCAAGTAAATATATTCCACAAATTCAATTTCAATTAGCGTGTACGGGTCGTGCCTGGTGCGATTTTGTTAGCTTTAATAATGAACTGCCAGAACCCCTACAATTGTTTGTTAAGCGTGTTTATCGTGATGATGAATACATAGCCAACATGGAAAAAGAAGTGGCTTATTTTCTTAATGAAGTAGCAGACACAGTTAATGAATTGGAAAAGCTATGAAACCACATAAATGGGCAAAAGAAATACATGCTTGGGCTGATGGCGCAGAGATTGAATCTTATGCTGGTTTGGGCGATGAAATTTGGGATGATGAACCATATCCTGACTGGAATCACACAGTTTTAAAATTCCGCATTAAACCAAAGCCTAAAGAGCCACAATATTTGTATGTATATAGAACAAATGAAGGAGATGTAACCTTTGAGTTTAGTGAAGGAGTTAAAGTAATTGGATACCAATACATAGGCAAAATTAAACTAGAGGAGATTGAATAATGTTTTTTGAACAAGTAGAAATAATAAATTGTTTATACGGCATGAAAACTGAGCCATACGATATTTATGCTGAAAAGCGTAAAGCAGCCATTGAGTTACTTGGCAACAAATACCTATTAGCAAAACCAATTAATCAAAAGGATAAAAGCAAATGAATATTTTATGTTTAACAGGCAACATTGGTAAGGATGCAGAAATTAGATATACCCCTAGTGGTGATCCTGTATGCTCATTTAACTTTGCTTTTACTAGCGGTTTTGGTGAGAAAAAAGTAACTAGCTGGCTTAATGCTAACGTATGGGGTAAACGTGCTGAAACGCTTTATCCTATGTTATTAAAAGGCGATCGTGTTGGTTTGGTTGGTGAATTAACTAACAGACCATACAAAGCTAAAGATGGTACAGAAAAATATAGCTTAGAAATGCGTGTAAGCGATGTAACGCTACTTTCTGCTAAAAATGATACATATATCTTACCTGCAACTGCAACGCCTTCTGTAGCGACAAATGATTTAACAGACTTTGAGGATTCAATTCCATTTTAGTTTAACAGGGGTTAAGCCGACATTAGAGGATGTAACAAGTTGGGATTTTTTCGGCTTTCACACCAACGTGCAATAGTTACCAAATCTACCCTGCCCTATGAGGGGAAAGCTGCAACATTTTTTATTAACAAATAACAAAAATTGTTCATCGACAAGTTAGTACCCTCACCCATTTTTAGTGATAAACTTTAAATTATTTTATAAGGAATTATCATGGCTACACGATTAAGCGTATTAGTCCCAGCAATTAGGGAAAAGTCAGGCAAAGTAATTAAAGCACCATCTAAAGCCTGGTCGCATGAGGAACTCATAGAACGCATTGGTAAAGCAGCTAAAGGCGCAAAGCATATGTTTGAGTTATCAGACGATGAAATAGTTAATCGTAAGAAGGCTGCAAAGGTAGCTGAAAAGGCTGGCGAAGTGCCTAAAAAAGTTGGTAAAAAACTTCACAGCCATGATTTGCGTAGAGCATTAGGCATCAAAAAACATAAAGAACCTAAATAATGTTAAATGATTTATTAAAAGATAAAGACGAAAAGTTTAAGCAAAAGTTTGCTGAATACATGAAAGATTCTGATAAAAAATGGCGTAAAGAAAAAGCTATTTTAGCTGGCAACAAAATGTCAGATGAGGAATATGATAATTTACTTAAAATTACAAAAAGGTTAAAAAATGCTTAAAGAGGAAGTTGTCTACGAACGCTGGGACAATGGCGAAAAGGTAGAAATGCGTAAACCTAAAAATTTAAAACTAAGAGAATTAACCAAAGATGAAGTGCTAGAGATTAAAACTTTGATTGAGGAGTTAATTGCCAGACGAGGCGATACTGAAAGAAGTTAATGCCCGCTGTTTAACTTGATCAATACGATTTAACCAGCCTTTTAAAAATACAGATTGACTTGGTTTATTAGCGACTATGTTTTGATAAAATGCTTCTTTCTCATTGCTAAACTGATTAATTAATATAGTTGGGTTAGCTTGTTTAATTAAACTAATCGTAATAGCCCCTAAAACCCCATCTACATCCGCACCAACGCATTTTTGTATTGTTTTAATACTACGACCTACCCCAGCGTTAATTGCAAAGTCAAACACGCAATAATCAATGCCTGATGGTAAATCAGAACAACGTGCTGGATTCCAATAATTACTTAAATAAATATCGTGTACGTCAGCATCTGAAATGTTTTTAAGATCATTAGCTGTTAAATGTAAGTTTTTTTTAAATATACGATAATTGCTTAATGTAATGCCTTTCATTGTAGCACCGCCTGGGTCGGCAGAATTATCTACAAAAAGACCTTCTGATTGCAAAATATAATTTAATGACTTTTGAAAGTTACTCAGCATTTACTTGCACTTGTTCTTTTGCCCATTGTTGAGCATTGTCTAATTGAATAGTAGTGGCCAAACAATCGTTGGCTAAGGCTTCGTAGTCGGCACGAGATACTGTGTCGGTGGTGTTTTGGTTAGACTGTTCGGTAGTGGTGGGAACGCTGGACACTTCGCTACTACTGGCTTTTCTAGTTGTGGACTGCACCCTGTTAGAATTAGTAGGTACAGAATGACTGCTATAATAATCAGCAGTTGTATCAATAGTTTTTTGAAGTTGGATATTGTCATTTTCAGTAACCTTATTTCCATTAGTTTCAATAATTTCAGTTTTAGCTTCTGCTTTAGCAACCGCTTGTAAGTCTAAGACCTTTTGAGCATCCCACCTAGCTTGTATTTTAGCTTCACCAGCTTCATGGCCTCTAAGATAAGCACCAAGTATTGCCAATGACAATAAGATCACTATTCCTAATTGCTTCCAATATGTCATTAAAAAAAGCATTATTTTTCCGACCAATTTTTAGCAGCTATCGCAACACCAAGCGCAGCAATACCTTCAGCAAAATCGCTAAACTGTGGATCGGCAACAGTTGCAAATTTAAACAACATTTCAATCCCACCAACAAAAGCAATAACCCTAAAAGCGCAAATGGTTTGATTGTCACGTTCACTTAATATGTTGTGTAACCAATTCTTAATCATTTTTTGTAAATCTACCTTTTGCATCCCTGTGATAACTTCTTTTTGATAATAACTTTTTTAATAGTTTTGCTAGTTTTTTAAACATATAGCCCCCCCTATTTTATTATCTTTTGATAACAAGTAATCCAATTAGTTGAAATACATTGTTGAGCATCAATCACAGTTATTTTTCCAGCACAGACTTGACGATGCAATTCATTTTCTAATTTGTCTTTGTCATGTGCGTTCCATTGACCGCAATAAGATTGTGGCCACAAGTTTTTAATGTTATTACTGCCACCAAGTTCCAAGCTGATTAAATGATCAACTTCTAGACCTTGAGAACATACGCTTTTATCATTAGTCACGTTATATTCTTTATAGACGGCTTTCTTTTCAGATTCGGGTACATTGCGAACTGTAGACGTTGCCGTAGAACAAATATCTAGCTTGTTTGATGTTCTAACATCACCCATCGTAATTGATACGTCAGGAAGCGTTCCTGCAAAGGATGGAAGGCTAATTAGTAAACATAGCCACCATTTACTCATTTGCGATGTTCCAATATATCAAATAGCTTGCTGATCATTTCTTTTAACTCTCGCACATCTTGGCGATAGTCAGATTTAGCAACATAATCTTTAGGCAATTCCTCACGCAATTTAGCTAAATCAATTTTAAGTTCTTTGACCGCAGTCCAAAGCTCTCTTAAAAACCAACCAAGTATTAAACCAGCAGATGAAAATAAAAGGTTAAGTAAAGATTGTGTGTCCATATTAACCTTAAAGTTTAAAGATATAAGCTAAAGCATAGTAAGGTGGTAAGTTTTGACCTGTGCCACTTGTACCTGTTGATTGATTAGTTGTAGCCACAGTAATGCCAGTTGTTGCTGAATTTGTATTTGCAGTAGGAACTGAAGGATTTTGTCTGCTAGAATAAGTATTTGTTGCAATAGATGGGTCTGTTTCAGTATTGTAATATCCATTACCAATTGCATAAGGATGAACATGTCCAGGGTCTGTTATTACAGAAGTAGCAGTATGCGTATGGGATACTACAATTGCATCTGCACTACCGCCTGTTTGACCGACTGAATAAGAAGTACCTGCACCAACAATAAAACGATCACGCAAATCAGGTGAACCATTAGTACCATCACACAAATTCCATCCGCTAGGAATAGAACCAATAGCACCTGACCACAGCATAATCATGCCGGTAGTAAATGATGATGGTGCTACAGGAATAGTGCCAATAATGCCGTAAATATTGTCGTAAGTAGCAATTAGATTGCCAACAGAGTCTTTTAATACTAGCTTATAGTTATAGCCAGCTTGAAACCATAATTCGCTAGGTAAACGACCATCTGTATTTAATACAATAGGGTTAGCATTAGGAATAAGCCCATTAGAATCTTGATAAGAAGTTAATGGAGTGCTAGAACCAGCTTGGTAAGTATATAAAAGACCACCAGCTAAAGGTAAGCCTGTTGTGCCTAAAAATGATATTCCGTTACCGATTGGGGATAGATTGACACTCATGTTATTGTCCTTGTGGATTTGCTAACTTATTTAAAAATGTTTCATCTAATGGAATAATATTAGCACCTACTCCATAAGTTGCAGCTTTTGCCGCTTTTCTAGGCAATAATTCTTTTAAATATTTTTGTGCTTTAGTTTTGTCACTCATGCCAGCACCAAATTCTGTCATTTTTTTCTTTTGTTCTGCTTCACCAGCTGCAAGTAATTTTTTTTCATAATTTGCTCCAGCTTGATGCAATGTTTTAAATATAGGCACACCAGTTAAAATGTCAGCTGCACCTGTTAATAAGTTAGCTTTTTGTGATTCGCCTTCACCACCTGTTAGCATTTGCTCAATAGCTTGTTTAGTACCTGATCTATTAATGTGAGCTTCTGCGGGTGTTGTAAATGCAGCTTTTGAAACTTCACCAAAATCTTTTAATTTTTTAATAAAATTTGCAGATTGTTGATTAGCAGCATTAATTTCATTTTGTGTCATGTTTTTAGTAATTGAAGGCTGAAATATAATATCTAATTTTTTTGTTGCATCTAATTTATTTAAAATGGCATTGTAATTTTTAGCACTAAATTCTCCTGATTTTGTAGCTTCAGCTCTTAAATGATTAATAACCCCTGCTTGCATATTTTGCATAGCTTCTGGGTTGTCTTTAATCAAATTAACATATTGTGACAATTGAGCATTTGTACCACCAATAATTTCTTTTGCATTAAAATTTTCTGGTGTTAATTTACCTGATTTATATTTAGCATAAATAGGATTGTAATCAGGATTAGGTTTTTCATGGCTACCACTACCAATAGTTGGTTCTGTCATTAAATGCTCTTGGCGAGATAATGAACGTGCATTATCAGCAGTCTTTTTAAGCGCAGCAAATTCTTCACCCATTGGTAAATTTTCTAATTCATTTTTTATCATTTTTGCTGCTATAGCATTTTTACCGCCAAATTTAATATCATCATTTAAAACATCTCTTAAAGTTTCAAATTGATTAAATGATAATTTTCCTTCTTTATAAACATCTTTCATTGTTTTTTTAACATCATCTGAAACAAGTCTTGTAGCACCTTTTTCTTTTAATGCATTTTCAACATTTGTTTTTAATGTGCCAAGATTAAGAGGAATATTTCCTTGATTAGCATCAGCCAATTCTTTATATGCGGAACTAATATTTTTTTGTATTTCTTTTTGTTTTGCAGAAATTCCTTCAAGTTGTTTTTGACCTGTAGTTAAAGGGGTATCATCCTCAACCATTGGCGAAATTTCTTTTCTAAAATGATCTAAATTTTCTCTAGCCGCCATTTTTTGTTTGGATTGTATTTGCTGAAATCCATTTTTTACGCTGTTATTATATTCTTGACCAATAATATATGGATTACCTGTAGATTGCCCTGGTGTTAAACCTAAAGGCTGTGGCAATGCTTGATCTTTAGAATGAAGCACAATTGCAGGTTCATCTAATTGTCTTCCTTCTCTTACATCTTGAATAACTTTTTGTTGAACTTGTTGTGGTGCTTCAGCAATTACTTTTTGAGCATCTGTTGATAATCCACCTTTTTCTGCTGCTTCAACCGCAGGAATAGAAATATTAGATGATGGTGTAATTTCAGGGCCTAATTTATTTTTAATCCAATTAACTGCATTAACCCCAGCATTTAATGATGAACCAAGTAAATAGGATGCGCCATAAGAAGCAGGAGCTAATGCAGATCCAACCAATGCACCTTCAAAAGTTTGACCTAATTTTTTAGTCCAATAATCACTTGCATTTTGTGCATCTTTAACATCCCCTATTGCACCAGCAAATGCGCCACCAGTAAATCCTTGTTTCATTATGGCAGGAATACTTGCGCCAGCTTCAATTTCACCAATAGGTGCAGCAGCAAATGGTGTTGCCCCAACAATTCTACCCATTAAATTAGCACCAGGGTGTGCTTGTGCATAAGGTTGATTTGCAGCTTCTAATTGATTAGCCCATTGACCTGTTAATTGTGATGCAGCATTTTGATTTCCAAATAAATTAGAACCTAATTGCATTGCACCTACACCTGTGCCCATTAGCCCTGTTTTTAAACCTTCTACAAACGCTGCTGTGCCACCGGTATCAATAGGAGTAGTAATTCCTAATTGTTTTAATTGTGGTGAAACTTGATTAACTTGCGGTGGTGCACTAGCTAAACCAGCCCAATCAATTCCACTTTCTGATGTAGTAGATGGATTAACGGGAGTTTGTTTAGTTTCGCCAATTAATGTTGTATGAACAGGATCAGCTTTTCCTAATGGTCTTGTAAGGCCATATTGTTGCAAAAAGTCTGTTGGAACTGATTGATCAATGTCCACAGCATTTGTGTGAAACATATCTTTTTCTGGGTGATCATCAGGATTAATAGGCATATAAACATTTTTATCGCCTTTTTTATAACGATTAAATAAATCTTTTTGCTGTTCTCGTGTTCTAGCTGCACTTGTTACAGGCAAATGATTTCCTGTTTTTTGATACCAAGCATCATCAGCTTTAGTAAAAGCGTCTACAAGTTTTGGATCTAAATTTTTAAAGTCGTTTGCTTCAGGTGTAACAGTGACAACAGGCGCATTAACTTGTGCGCCATTTCCCGTTTGAACAATACTAGGATCGTTATAGCCTGGAACTAAACTACTCCAATTAACTGCATCAACCATGATTTATCCTATTGTTCAAATTGCTTACGAAGTTTATAAAGTTTTTCTACTTTATTTCTGAACTCTTCTTGAGCATCAGTTAGTCCACTTTTATTTATAGGTAAAGGATTGCCTTTATTATCTAAACCTAAACTTTGCATTACTCTTTGTTGATTCTGTTTATCATCTAAAAAATTATATGCTCTAGGGTCTGATAGCTGATTAAAGTTCTGCATAGCATTGTAATAGCCATTTGCATCAAGTCTATATTGACCTTTAATTTTTTGACCAAGTAAATTAAGTTTTTCTCTTGCAATACCTAAATCACCAGCTTCTCTAATTGCTTCTGGCATCATTTTAAAATTAGGATTTGCCATTTGATTTACAAGATTAGCTGCATCAGTTCCACCTGGCAATTGACCAAGCATTGCAGCTTCTTTTTGAAATAAATCACTATCATTCATAGATTGAACAGTTTTAGGATCAAGCTGAACACCAAACAAACTACCAATCTTAATAGCCATTGTACGTTTATCTGCTGCTGGGCCAACCAATGCAGTTCTTGATAAATCTTTTAAACCTTGATACAAACCAATTCTTGTTTGTGATCCTTTAGCTTTAGAATTAGTATCTGCAATATCTTTTTGAACTTCAAGTTGTTGATTTGTATTTAATGGCCCTTGGCCTGTAAGTTTAGGGACACCATTTACAACAATATATTTAGAGCCTTCACTAAATCCTGTTTTATCACCTGGTTGTGCAGAATACTCTTGTGTTGGGCCTGGGCCTTTAGTTACTAATTCACCTTGTGGTGTTCCAGCAGCAACTCCTGTAAGCAATGGATTAGCACCAGAAACAGGTTGATAACCACCGCCAACATCTTGAAACGTAGGGGCTGGATAGATTTTTGCAATATGATCTTGTGTAGACAACATAGATGCTTCTTTTTGAGCCAACCATGATTGCAATTGAAGTTTAGATGGTGGATTGCCATCCTCTCCTTGAGGAAGCCCTAATAAAGATTGTTTTAATGACTTATCATCTCCACCCATATTGTCATTAATTTCTTTAGCTTTCCCAACAATAGAGTCAAGATTTAAATTTGGATCATTTTTCATCAATTGAATTTGTTGAACAACACCTGTAGTGTGAGTCCACATATTTTCAAGTTGCGCCTTGCTTAATCCAACTAATGCAGATTCAGCCTCTGTTTTAGCTTTGCTAATTTTAGGGGCTTGTGTTTCTTCTGCAACGTTAGCTTCTGCTGTTGCACTTCTAATTTTTTGTTGTGCTTCTTGAATTAAAAGTGGATTAAGTTCACCAGCTTGTTGATATGCTTGTGCGCCACGAGCCATTGTCATCAAGTCACCAAGTGACATTTGATTTGGTTGTGCAACAGTTAGATTTGTATTTACATTAGAAACACCGGCCATTTTTATCCCCTATTATTCTGACGGCAAATTGCCCCAATTAGCAGTCCAAGGAACGCTTGTATTCTGCATAGATACCGGAAGTATTGTTGAATTAGCCGCAAAGCCACCTTGCCCTAACAATGAACTTAAATAATTTTGATTTCCTAAATTAGTTAAACCACCAGTTAATGCACTTGCAGAACCAATTTGACCAGCAGCTTGAGCAGCAGCAGAACCTGTAGCAAGACTAGATAATGCGTTGGCTGTATTGCCAGAAAGTTGTGCGGCTGTATTTTGTGCTGACTGACCTAAACCTGCTTGTGAAGCTAATGTATTATAAATATTGCCACGCTGTGTTTGATAATTAGTAAATGCGTTTTGATAAGCATTACCAGCATAGTTTTGTGTATAGTCTTGTAGTGCTTTAAGTGCATTACCACCAACTAAACCGCCTGTAGCATTAGAAGCGTTTTGTGTAGCTTGTTGACCTTGTTGTAAATTAAATGCGTAATTAGGTGCTAATTGTGAATTTAAATCGGCATTATTAAATTGATGTGTAAGATAACCAGTACCTGTTCCTGTACCAATAGGATTGCCATTTGCATCGTATTGTTGATATTGACCTGTTCCTAAAGCACCAATTTGATTAAGTGCGTTGTAACCTGTGGCACGTTGTGGTGCTAATTGAGCATTTTGCGTGTTAAACATTGCAAGCTGTTGTGCTTGAGCATTGGCCGCTGTTTGCGCTTGTTGATCAGCAGCACTTGAAGCAGCATCAGCACCAATTAACGAGCTTCCAATTGTTGCGCCAGCTAAAGCGGTAATTGGATCATTGTAAGCAGGTTGCTTTAATACGCTACTAAATTTAAATTGATTACCGAACATAGTTGCACCTATCACATTTCATGTATATTTTGCCTTGATCCTCACCAACCACTTCAAAGCCTATACGTTTACAGAATTTTAACCCTTTTTCATTTTCTTTTGTAACACTTGTTACTGCTGAACCATATTTTTCTATTAACTCTATTAAAGTCTTTTTAATATGACCTCTAATAGATGCTGTTGGCTTTTTTGAATATCCAACGTGCAATTCATTATCTTTAATCATTACTGCACCAATTAATTCATTTTGCTCAGTAAGTTCTATAAATTCCCAGCCTTTTAAAGCCTCTGCAAATTCATCAAGCGTTAAATTTAATCGTGCTTTAACCGATTGATAAATACTTTCTAAAGCCCTATTAGACATTGTAATAAGGCACCTTGTAGGGCTTACCCCCAACAGTAATATTTATGAAGCCTACGGGCTTTGCAGGTAGCGTGGCAGTACCCGTTGTCGCAGTTTGTGCGCTAGTAAAGTTTAATAAGTTAAGAAAGAACTGTTGCCAAGCACGAGTAGGCCGTTTGGTTTGACCATCTAAAAATTCAGTCTGTGGATATGGGTTAGTCTGATTGACACCATATAAACCATTATTAGCTGACATTAGTTATCGCCCTCAGATGCTTTTAAGTTAGCTGATACTATAACTGCTTTTACAGGATCACTTACAACCACTTCAAACACTCGATCTCTTGACCAGCCAAGTCTGCGCCAAATAGCACGATTGTTATATTTGCCTTCCGAGCCAATACTTACCCAATGTTCATTTGACCATGTAGAACCGCCATCATTAGACCATCTAAGCATCGCTTGTGGATTGGTTGTAGGCGCATCTGAACTGCCAGGGCTTACAGATGGATTAGATAATCCTGTTGTGCCTACCCCTGGTTGGAATTGTATTTGAAATTCCTCTAAGTATTGACGTTGTAAATCTGTCACTAAATGTGGTGCTCTGCGTAATCTACGAACTTCTACACCATCATTGGTATAGTTATCAGGATCAAGTTTATAAATGTGGCCGTTTGTTATATCGCCTACCACTACATCTCCTTGAAACACAGCAGAACAACTACCTGTAAAAATAGTATATTGACCTGTTTGTGGATCAGTTGATAACCATTTATGCCACATTGTTGTAGAAATATCATAAACCCAAGTTAAATTAACTGACGGAAACGTTATTACATAACACTCATGACCTTCTAATTGATAAGTCCATGCGTAGGCATCGTCTATATATTGACCAACCAAACTTTGTTCTACAGCGTGTGTAGAAATACGTTGAGGAATATAACCATTCATTTGCATAATTTGCGCTTGACCACGATTGTTGCGTGATACATAAGCAAATGAATTGCCTAAACGTGCTACAGAAAACTTGGCGGCAATACCATGTTGAGTGTTAGTGCCTGGAATACGTTGGAAAGGAAACGGAAACGTACCTACATCAACCCAAGCCTCTGATGAAGTTTCACCTAATAAATAAACTTCACGATGATCAGCAATAATAGAAACTAAATTATCGGGCGATCCATCTTTACTAGAAAAACTTAATCCATAAGTAATAGGCGATAAAGGATTAGATGCCGCCCATTGTTGAGTATTAGGTTTATTGTAAATAAAATAGTTATCCACAATGTCTACTGTATTACCGCCTGTAAATGCACCATCATTAGATGGCATTAAACTAAAATTCAAAGCATACATTGATTCAGAACCAACTGTCTGAGATGTGCTTAAAACATAGTTGCCTGTACCGCCAGCACCCGTACCAAAGGTTAAAGTTAAAGTTAAACCTGTACCGCTACCATTAGAGGATGTAGATACGTTATTAGTCGGATTAGAAGTATATTGACCAGCGTTAGTTTGCGTTAAACCTGTAACAGTTCCACCCGTTCCGATAGACGTTACAGTGTAAGTGGCAGGAGTCGTTCCATATACCCCACCCAATACAGTTACAGTATCGTTTACAGCGTATCCTGTGCCAGCTGTGGCGATAGTTTGACTTAAAACAGTACCATTACCATAGGCGGTAATAATTGTGCCAGCTGTGACACCTACACCTTGAATTGTTTGACCTGGATATAAAGTGCCTGTGACTGCTGTAACAGTTAAAGTAGTGCCAGAAATAGAACCTGTTAAAGTTGCACCTACAGCAGCAGAGTTAAATACTTCGCTTGGTTCTGTTTGAGAAACATTAATTGTATAAGTGCCTGGGCCACCTGTACCTGTCCCCAAAGCGGTAATAACAGTTTCAGGGCTTACACCTAACCCAAATAATGATTGACCTATGCCAATTGTGCCACTTTTTAATAAAGTAACTGTTAAAGTTGTACCTGATACAGAACCAACAAATACTGCACTAGCTGGATTTGAAATGCGCCATGTATAACGATTAGTTCCATCTACAATATAAACGTTTACACCATTATCAGTAATGCCAACACGACCTGTAGATGATTGTAATGTTCCAACCATTGTAGGAACGTAGTTGCTAGTTAAAACATAAACGTAAGGGCCACAAACTGCTACTAAATAGTTTCCGCCTGATACAGTTCTTAAACCACGAACTTCTTGTTTGTTTTGAAAAATGACTTGTGTAGTAAGCCCTGGTGTTGGATATAAAGCTACCACACCACGAGAACCAGGCTGTTTTAACGGATCAACCTCTGGACGCCAGTTTACGCATTCCTGATCGTCTTGATAGATGGAAGGTGCGCTGTAACTAGGCCCTACAAATCCAAAATCTGCCATTACACATCCTTGTAAGAATCGCCACGCAATAATGTTTTCATGCTGGCACGACAATTATCGGAATAAATCACCTAAAGAAACCCCCACTCAAAATCCAGCCAGCATCTTTAGCACGACCAACCAACATAGAGTCAGGGTAGCTTGCTGCTGCAATAGGTTGCATATTATTACGTTTAATAGTGGCTTTAGCTTCGTTAGCAAACTTTTGGATCATTGCTATTTGCGCTTGATTTGATTTGCCATACATAGGCATTAAACGTTCAGCTAAATTCCATCTGAGAGCCATTGTGTAGCCTTGTGGCAATACTACTACATCGTTTAGTGACGTATAGTTACTAAAGATAGTAGATGAAAACATGTGCATTTCACCTTGCGCTGGGTTAGGCCATACAAATACGTTACCTGATTCAGCATTAGGATTGTAATAAAGGGCTTTAGGCCAAGGGCCATTAAGTGTCTTTAAACCAATTTGATTATAGTTTTCTAAAGCCAATACCGCCACTTGATAATCTAAACCGCCATTAGCAATAGGCGAACCATTAGAGTTAGTATTTACACGAACATAGGCTTGATCAATAAACAAAGGCTTTTGGTAATAACCAATAATGCTTTCTGATGTTACCGGTGATGAATAAGTGATGTTTAGTTCATAAGTGCCAACTTCATTAACTTGTCCACCAGCACCTGTTAAAAATTGCACAATTTTGGTGCCAGCAATAATGTTTGTGCCTTTAAGCGTTTGACCTTGTGCAATTGCGCCCGAATTTAGTGCAGTAACAGTTAAAATGTTGCCTGTAATAGATCCGGTAAAGTTAGCACCAATAAAGTTAGCTGTGGATGGTGTTGGCCCAATAGTGTATTGAACTTGACCTGATATAAGAGGGAATATGATTTCAGTGGTGTTATACACCATCATGTCCTCATTAGACCATTGATCAATTAGGCTGTTAAGCATATAAAGCGCATCATTGGCTTCATCTGCTGTAGGAGTTTCTCCCGATGCCAATGCACCAATATCTTTTAATGCTGCTGAGATTATTTCAATTGGCATTGCCATAATAATTCCTAACTGTTAGGAGTAAATGTTTGTGATAACCAAGGTGCTATATTTCTATTATTGTTATTTTCTAAATATGCAAGCTGTTCATCTAACCTTGATTCTATAATATTTAGTCCATCTACAACAGATTCTTTTTTAATTAAATCTATTACATCCTCTTTAGTAATATCTAAATAAGGCTTATCAAAAACACCATTAAAATACCAATTACCTTCAGTTTCTACTAAATATGTGTTTGATTCATCACTAGCTGTAACGTGGTATTTAGCAGATTTAATTATTTCGTTTTCTGCAATGATGTCTAATATTTCCCAATTATGGTTGTTCATTTGTTACCTCTGCTGGTTCTAATGTGTTGCCTTCGTCAAGCCATGCTAGATATGCTTGGTAGTCTGTGTTAGCTGGGTCGAATGGAATGCAAGCACCATCAGAAATACGTTTAATTTGATTTGTAACAATTTGCCCATCTATTAATTTAATGTATATATACATTTTTAAAGCTCCGCAGAAGCAGTCCAATGACCAAAAATTGAAT